TGTGGCGACACGCTCGGCAGTGCTTTTGCTATCTCCCAGGACTTCACACCCTGCTTGCGCTGGAGTAGCTGTTTCAAGATTTCGATTTGTGTCTTGGGTTTCTTGCTGAAAAACATCTTTCTTACCTTTCTTGAAAATCGCATCCCAATTAGACGCGAATACATCATGCGAAACACTGAATGTTCTTGGGCTTGATCCTTTTCCCATTTATCTTTTCCTATCTTGATTTAGATAATTGGTGATTTTTTAAGCACACGCACAGGTTCTTTGGCCTCACCAACATGAAAATAGGCGCAGTGCTGACACTTGTATGCTGCCAGCTTAGAGCCTTGCTTGTGGCCTGCAATCATCTTTGCAAGCTCAATAGACGGGTATTTGTGCTTTCCTGCACATTCAGTTTCAAAGCTCATGCGCTCGCCCTTGAGTAAACTGTGATTTGGTCGTAGTTGCGGCCATTGACGCCCATCTTGCGGCCACTCTCGATTGCTGCAAGCTCACCCTTGCCAAACAATCCTTTGGCTTGGGTCTTCCAATCAAAGGCGTTTCCTTGAGATCGTGGAGTACCGTCTTCCCATTTGTACTTTTGCTCAAAAACCTTTTTGACTTGCGCTTTGCCAGTCAGCTCATAGATGAAGATTGTTTTGCCGTCAGCCCGTTTTGTAGAGCCAGATTCACGAATCATCCCATCGGCCAGCAGCTTGTTGCGAATCAGCGTAGGATTTCCACCATATTTGAGCTGAACTCGCGCATAAACATTGCTGTGCTTTTGTGGGCCATCTTTCAGGCAATCAAGATAGTATTCTTCAGCGGTCATAAAGTTTTTCAATGTAGATTTCCTTGTTGACGATCTTTTCAAGTGCGGAGACAAGCACTGCAACAATTGCAGCCTCAATGTCGCCAGGATGCGGACAGTAGGTCTTCACCAACTGCAAAGCATAGTCAGTGATCGCATCTGCTGCCTCATGCTCTGATTGTTCGATTGTGTTCATGGCGTCAGATTACCATGAAAAAAAGATTGCGATACTAGGTGAAAACCCCTATACCATTGTGCGTTTTTCGGTGGCACAGTAGAGCCTTCAACAACCAAGGAACTGTATGAATACAACCTTTCTCAAGCTGGCTCGAAAGCACTTTGACCGACCTGACATTCCGCGCCACATCGTCCGACATAACTGCCGACAGTGGGCACGGTCACTGCGCCACTTAGGTGGAAAATGGCTTCTCGCTCAACAAGTAAGCAAAATCTAACCAAGGAACTGTAATGACAATCAAACAACTTCTTGAAACCAACGTCAACGAGCATACCGAGAAAAAAGCCAACCTTACCTATTTGTCATGGGCTTGGGCATGGGCTGAAGCTCTCAAAGCCGATCCAGCCGCAACCTACAAGGTTGAAATGTTCGGTGACAAATGCTTCATGGACATTAACGGCACTGCAATGGTCTGGGTGACTGTGACCATCTTTGGCAAGGCAATGACCTGCCAGTTGCCGGTAATGGATCATCGTAATAAGGCCATTCAGAATCCAGATGCTTTCCAGGTAAACACAGCCATCATGCGTTGCATGACAAAGGCTCTGTCACTTCATGGCCTTGGCCTCTACATCTATGCTGGTGAAGACTTGCCAGAGGGTGAAGAAAAGCCAGTTGAAAACAAGCCAAGCATCACCGATGATCGTTTGCGTAACGCCATTGGCAAGATCGCTTTGGGCCAGTACACCACGGACAAGCTGCGTAGCAACTTCTCGCTGACTGAAGACCAGGAAAAGATGCTCATGGAGGCATTGTCCAATGCTTAAATTCCGCGCAAGCTCACTAGCCGACATAATGACAGAGCCAAAGTCTAAGACTGAAACTCTGTCAGCAGGCGCAAAGACAGCGATCGAAAAAATAGCCAAGGAATTCGTGTATGGCTACGATTCAATTGTGTCCACAAAGTACATGACCAAAGGCATCGAGTGCGAAGATCAGTCGATTGATCTTATTAACTCTGTGCTGTTCACGGACTACAAAAAGAATACTGAGCGCAGGACAAATGACTATGTGACTGGCGAGGCTGACATTGTTGCACCTGACGCGATTCTTGACATTAAAACCAGTTGGTCATTGGATACGTTTCCTGTCTTGGCTGAGATTGGCGAGAACAAAACGTATTGGTGGCAAATGCAAGCGTATATGTGGCTGTGGGACAAACCACGCGCGGAAGTCTGCTATTGCCTGATTGACACGCCTGAAGACATGATTGGATACGAGAATCGCGCACTTCATCAGGTTAGCCATATCGCGCCTGAATTGCGGGTAACACGCTGGAAGATTGAACGTGATGATGAAGCCATCGCTAAGATCGCACCAAAGGTTGAAGCGGCCAGGGAATACTATCAGCAGATCATTGACCGCATCGCTCTTGAACATTCGTAACCACTTGAAGGAGAATCAAAATTAACAACATCACAATCGCCGGAACTCTCGGCAAAGACGCAGAACTGCGATACACGCCAAACAATGATCCAGTGGCGAATTTTTCTATTGCCGACAATATTGGCAAAGACAAAGAGCCTATCTGGTGGCCATGCGCTCTTTTTGGCAAACGTGCTGAAACGCTGTCAAAATATCTTGTCAAAGGTCAGGCAGTGACAATCTCAGGCTCTGTATATACAAACGCCTATAAGGACAAACAAGGCATCGACCGTATCTCGTACAACGTGCGGGTTAACGATGTTGCGCTCCAAGGCGGCAAACGTGATGCAGAGACTAAGCAAGAAAAGCCGCGCCAAGCTGAAGATTTTGGCGATTCTGACGTACCCTTTTAACCTGGAGACATTAAATGAAAAAAGCTCTTATTGGCATTTGGATTGCAGTCAGCACCACAATGGTCTGGGCATCCTGCACCACTCACACAATCATGTCTGGTAGCCGAATGGTCACTTGTACGACTTGCTGTTACGGGTCTAACTGCACAACCAACTGCTTCTGATTAACTGGCCGAAAGCGGATGCTGTAAGTTGACGTATGGCAGATAGCCATAAGGGTCGGTACAGACGCAGCGAGTAGGCCAACCAATTTTTACCAATTATCTAACAAGGATAAAACCATGATTTTCACACTTGAACCAAATGAAGCTGCTTACATCGTTCGATTGATCGGTAGCCAACCAACTGAATCTGGCGCATACCCACTGCACCAAAAACTTGTTCAACAGTTCAAAGAACAAGAGAACGAGCAAGAGGTTATGCCAGTTGGAGGTACTGATTGATGAGTTGGTCGTATTACGAAAACGAGGTTGAAATCTGGGGCAATGCCAGAGGCATCATCCAGAATGGAAAGCCGATGGGTCAGGCAATCAAGACTCTTGAGGAAACTACAGAGTTGATTGATTCGATCAACAAAGGCGACAAGGACGCGATTAAAGACGCTGTAGGCGATATTTTCGTGACACTCCTTATGCAGTGTGCCATACAAGGATTTACTGCAACAGAGGCTCTTGCGGCGGCTTATGACGTGATTAAACACCGCAAAGGTTTTCTCACGCCTGAAGGCATCTTTGTAAAACAATGAGCGCATTAGACAAACAGGTTTCTGGCTCTCATTACAAAGAGCAAGGCATCCAGCCTGTCGTCTATATATTGTCAAACAATCTTGGGTTTTGTGAGGGTAACGTCATCAAATACGTTACTCGTCACAAACTCAAGAATGGTCGGGCAGATATAGAAAAAGCAATCCACTATCTTGAACTTCTGTTGGAATTGGAATATGCGGAATCTAATGCTGGACGTAGCTAGATGCGATCCAGAATTCCCAGATCACTATTGCTGGAATTGCAAACGCTTCTTGCATCATCCAGAGCAAGTGACTGGCCCAAGAACTCCAATAGTGACTGTGGAGACAAGTCGATCAGAGGCTTGTATGTACGTTCCAATTAGCCATTTAGAACGTCCATCATCTTCCTCCTGATAATCTTCATTGAATTAGAGATTTTTGCTTTAGTTTCATCACTCATAGAATTTGATCTACCAAGATCAAATCCAAAAGGAACAACATCCGATGGTTTAAGTCGGATGTTTGTTTTTCCATCCGTATACCATTTAGTTCCAGTTCTTGATTTTGACAACTTATCTAATGCTTCTTTGCTTGGTTTCTTACCGATTTTCGCAAGAGACATTTTCTTTTTTGTTTCGTCTGTAAATTTTCTTCCAAGCAAAGATTTAGAAAGTTTTTCTTTAGTTTTGTCAGAGTGATGATTTCCAAAATTATGATGATTGCTTCCTAATTTTGCTAAAGACAATTTTAATTTATGATCTTCTGTAAGTTTTCTTCCAGAGTTTTTAAAAGATATTTTAAATTTTGTTTGTTCAGAATGATTAAATCCAGATAACCCTTCTCCACCTTCAGTGGAATTAATTAACTCGATTCCAATACTTTTAAAACACCAAATTAAAAAACGTTCGTGCTCAAAAGCATCATTCTCATTTTTAAATTTTGATGCAATCTCAGCGACAAACCCATGCTTATTTACAACGTAATGCCATTGTTTGCTACGTTGTTTTGAAAATATGCGCTTACCTGATCCTTTCCCGACATAGAAAGGCATCATGTTTGACTTTTTAAAATGGATGTATGTGTAGAACATGATCGTAGTATACACGATCATGTTTACAAAACGCAAACAAGTTATGAGCAGGCTAGAACTGCCTTGTATCGCTTCTCTCTGTCTGCAAGGCCAATAGTGCCCCCATTTATGCGTTTAGTTAGGGCTACAAAATCGCCTGACTCAGCCAATTGGCCACATTTGTTTGTATGCCAAAACCACGCGCCACTAAGCGCAGCGTATTTTGGATTCAGCAATAGATCGGGTTCATTAACCAAATCTACGCCGATTGATACGCCACATCGCGTGTAATTGTCCTTACCAGTCAACTGTTTCAGACCACGGCCACGGAACTTCCAACCATCGCCTGATTCAGTTGGCCCATTTCCCATACGACTCGCGTAAACGACATTCGCCAATGACTCTGGTTTTTTCTCCAGCGCAAAAGCAAATTTGTTAGGAATATTGGCGCCATTAGCATCCTTTTTTGGCTTTGTCTTTCCAGGCTTTGCTGGGTCAGGCTCTTGTTCGGCAAATCGAGCAGGCCAACAAACTGCCATTGTTGACGCACGATAATTCAAATTCTCTTGAAGCATCGTGAACCCACCTGATTCATGGGCGCATTGTGCGACAAATGCAGCCTCTTGATTCTTTGTGTCAATGCCGTATTTATCACACGCTTGCTGAACAAACGGCAACCATACCTCGGCGACATTTGCTTTTACGCCAGCCGCAACCAGCTTATCAAGCGTAATCATTTTTTGTCCTTGTTACGGCTACCCAAAGACGAACCAAGCAAGAATTGGAACATGGCCGCAACCATCGTGCCTAATACGAATCCAAGAATGGTATCTGCAAAACGTACATTGGCTTCAGGGATCGTAGCAAAAGTAATTGCGCCTACATAGCTTGCAGACAGGATAGACCAAAACGTGATGAAGTAATACACGAAACGCCGAACCAATGGATCGTCAGATTCCATTGCTTTAAGTTGCATATTTCGTGCGCCCTCCATGTTCTTCAAATCCATCTCGGCCATGAATTCTTCATGTTTCATGGCGGCTTCTTTTAGCTTGGCATTGTCCTCTGGAGTGGCTTCACCTTCTGGCTTGAGTTTCATGCCTAGTTTGTCTTCAACAGCTTCAACACCTTTTTCAATAACGGCATCAGCCACTTTTGGCAAACCATTGCTGATAAGGTTTGAAACGATGGATGCGATAACTGGTAGCATGGTTATTCCTTCTTTTCAAGCTCTGATTTTTGTTCTTCAGACTTTGGCGGCATCATGTCCTTAATGGCATCCTTGCCCTTGATAGCCAGCAATGTGCCTAGTGATCCAAGGATGTACTTACTCATGTCCGACAGCAGGAAAAAGAACTGCTTGTCAGCAGGCGCAATCCCATTCATTGGCTGGGTAACAAACACCAGCGAATACATGGACATGATGACCATTGCCATGATGGTCACGCAAAAGCTGATCGCGATGGTGAGCTTGATTTTGGCCTCGACGTTTTCAGGGTTCCAGTTCATCGCACTTCGCCTTTCATGTCTTCAGGTTTCATCAGTTGGTCGGGGCAGGTCTGAGTGATGGCGCACATGGGTCGCTGGCACTCTTCCTTGCCCCAGTTGGTTTTATCCATACACGCATAGCGAAAGCGATCCTGGCATCCAGCCAACAACAAGACAATCAGCAAATATCTCATATGCCTAATTTCCCCAAAAACGCTTCAATGATCCTCTCAGCAATGTGAACAGGAAGGTACTGAAGCATATCAAACCCAACACCAACAAACGCCAGATAACAACTGTAGGTCAGCCACTTCTGTAGGTTCTCGATGAGTTCTTTCCACACTTCACCGCCTAGCGAATGACAGGAATTCCATCAAAGCCCAGCCAGCAAAGATTAAAACTACGATCAACAAGCCAATGGCAATGGCAAGTTCCTCATTCTCTTTTTGCTTTTTCTTTCGGTTGATTTCACGCACTCGCTCACGTTCAGCTTCTGCCTTGTCTTCGGCGTTCATCTCAGCCACGCGCTGCATGATGTTGTTCCAAATGTCCATGTTGTTGGACGAGAAAAACAACCCCTTTAACTGTTCCTCAAAGTCGCGCTGTGACTTAAGGGCAAGCTCAATTTCAATGGCCTTGCCCATGTTAGAGCCGCCTTCACGCTTGGCTTCTCTAGCCGCTTTGGTTGCCTCATGCTTGGCGTCAAAGTACTTACCGATCAAAGGGCCAAGAGACGCCACATCATCAGCAGCAGCCGATGCCTTCTTAATCATCTTGACAGCCGTTTGGACTGCCGCGAATGCGCTTATTGGGTCTAGCACTTCAACACCTCAATAACAATCTTTGCAGTCCAAATCGTCAGCCCGATAAGACTAGCTGCCGCCAGGAATGACAGCAGCCAGTCTTTCACTTGTCCACCTTGTCTTCTAACTTGTCAAAGATTTTTCCGAGAATGTCTTTCATTTCACGAATGTCATTTCGGTAGTCATCTTTGCCAACATAGTTATGAGGCATTTCACGAACATCTTTATCCAAACGTTCAATCGCCTTGGTGATGTTATTCAAAGTCCAGCCGCCAAAAAACGCAGCTAAACCTACAGCCATGTTAAATAGCGTCTGGTAGTCCATCAGTTACCCCAAGGCAGACCAGATGCAGTCTTTGGAGCCTTCAGTTCTGCAATACGAGCAGTAATAGCGGCCTCAGTTGCTTCCTTGTCAACACCATTAGCCCAGCACCATTCAAGCACTTGAGCCTCAGTGACGTTCTCGTAAGGAGTTGTCACATTGCCTTCAAAAGAGCAGGTTGCATAGACAGAGGATGTGAGGCCATCATCTTCACCAGTTGCTTGCCAATGTGCCGTGGTGATGAAACCATCGGCAGTGTTGCGATCAAGATTCAAGATAGACCATTTGATTGTTGCGGACATGATTTTTCCTTTCAGTTGGATTCAAGTTGTGCCACACGGGCGCGAAGCGACTGTACCTCTTTGACCAGCATGGGAACCAGCTTGGAGTAGTCCACAGCCATCATTTCTTCTGGGTCTTCAGGTTGATGCACAGCCTCTGGAGCCACAGTCACCAATTCTTGTGCAATGAAGCCAGCACGTTGATGATTGCCATCTGCTTTCCAGTCGTAGCTACGCACCTTGATGGAATCAATGACACCTCCAAACTCAGGCGCATCAACGATGTTTTCCTTCAGGCGTTGGTCAGAAGTGACGTTGTACAGAACTGCTGTTGTGCCGGATTGGGTGATGGAGCCAATCTGGGTACCAGCGTAATAAAACTGCGCAAAAGGCTGGCCTGAGCCTGTCCCAGTGATGTGCCCAATCGCCAGAGTCGATTGCCCAGAAACAGGTTGAATGCTAAACCCGCCACCTGTTACCCCGCCCGTAGTCCCCACCAGCAAATTCCCACTCGCATCCAGCGTCATCGCCTGCGTGAAGCTGATGGCAGTGCCTGCTGTGCCGGAGGGGGCGGTGGACCACTTATGAGCGCCCGTTCTCTGCTGGTAAGACGCCGCCGTTGCTGTGCGCTTATAAATCCAATTCGTGCCGTTGAAGTATGCGTTCGTGACAAACGTGCTGATATCCGCAGCGCCCTGCGTAGCGATTGCCCAACTGTATGAATCCAGAACTCCGATACCGCCGAGACCACTCCAAGCACTCGGCGTCACCCCGAGGCCGAGGTTGCCGGAGCTATTGAGGCGCATACCGATAGTTGCACCGCTATTAGCAGAGAAGGCCAAGTCGTCGCTGGTTCCACCCTCCATCCAGCTTGCAGAACCAATAAAGCCGACGTTGACGCTATTTTTTTGCAGCTTGATGCCAGCACCATAAGCGCTTGTGGATGCCCCATTCAAAAGCAAAACGCTATTCGAAGATGCGGAACCACTACCAACTTGCAGCTTTTCTCCCGGCGAACTCGTCCCAATGCCAAGACCTGTGGAGGTCAGGCGCATCAACTCGCCGTTGATGGAACCATCGCTGCTGGACAGGTAGAACTGAATCTGCCCAACAGTCGATGCGTTTGCGCCCCACGCGCCCAGCATGGTCACCGATGAACCTTGGTACGCCAGAATACCGCCCGGGGCGTTTGCACTGACTGCGCCTGTGGCTCGAATAGCTCCAGCCACTTGCAGTTTTTCCCCCGGCGAACTCGTCCCAATGCCAAGACCTGTGGAGGTCAGGCGCATTTGTTCAGTAGTACCGTTGACTTGGAAAACAAGAATGCTTCCACCGAATGTCAATGGTTGGTATGAGCCGATTAGTGTGTTATCAACGCCTTGAATCAAAGTCTGTGAGGAGTCCGTTGAAACACGCAGTCCTTTGGTTGTTCCAGATAAACCTAGAACATATCCACCATCGGCAACGTATCCATGAATAGTGGCAGAGGGGGTCGTCCCTACCCCCAACTTAGCCCCATCAAACGTCAGCGCAATCCCCGTGGTCAGGACTTTGGAGCCGTTGAGGTAGGCCACTCCGTTGGCGGTGCCGCCGTTGTGAGTAACAGTAGAAGATGTGGTCAGGGTTGTTACAGATGCAGCAGCTGCTGTAGTGCCGCCGATTGCCATGTTATTGATGCTGCCACCAGTCAAAGTAGCACCGCTAGACGCAAGCGTATTGAGCGTTGCAGTAGAAGATGCAGACAGAGTAGTGAAAGCACCAGCAGCAGCGGTAGTCGTGCCCACAGGCCCGTTAAACGAGTCTCCAGCCGTACCAGCTTGGAAGTCCTTGAGTTGAGACATCAGTTCTCGGATGGCATCGTTAATGCCACTCGGGGCGCAGCCCTCCGCAATGTTGATCCCGTCAATGTCGGTATTGTTTCCAGGAGTCGCGGAAAACTCGCTGATCTTTGTCTTTGCCATGTGTTTACTCCGTCAAACCAAAAGTTGCGCCATAGCCAAGTGCTTTGGCTTTACGTTGAAGTTCTTTGCTAAGTGGCTCAATAGAAACCACGGATGCTTTCGCCATCAATCGGGAAGCCAGCTTTGGGTCAAGCATCGCATCAACGATCAGTTCACGAATAGCGTCATCAGTGCCGTTATATAGCCAGTTCATTGGAGCCATCATCTTAGAAAACGCTGGTGGCATTTCTCCATACATTTGCTTCCCGATAATGCCGCCAATGATGTTGGCTGTACTCATGTTTTTGAATGTGTCAGATCCAGGAACTTTCACACCACGAGCAAGGACACCAGAATCAAGATCAGCAGCCACTTTCTTGAGTGCTGCAACTTGAGCCGTTGAAAGGTTTGTTTCCTTTTCAGCAGCGCGAATTGCACGAGCGAAAGAAGGCTGTGAGATTAGGAAGTCGCCAACAGACGATGGATCGGGGGTTGTAGAAAGAACCTTCCCACGAAATTCCTGTGCAGCCTCCATGCGTTCAATGCCACGACTAGACTTTGAATACTTGTCCAAGTAATTTTTGTATCCGGGTGCAGCCGATTCAATCGCATCATCCACAGACCGGATGACCTGTTCAAGCTCATTCTTTGCTGCCTTGTATGCGCCAGCGTTCGGGCCTTTGCTGCCAGACTTGTCGAGAAGACCCTGAGCCGCAGCCCTCAAGTCTTTGCGGATTTCGTACAGTTCTTGAGGTGTGGTTGCACGAGCAATATCAGATCGGGCATCTTCCATCACAGAAATGACGGTTCCACGCTTACCAGCAGGAGATGCAAGAATGTCATCAATCGTTTTGTTTACCGTCAGATTCACACCGCTCTGGAATGTCTCAGGAGAAACTGTAACGCTTGCAAATGCTTTTTCTCTGATCGGGCTTGTGACTTCTTCACGCTTTGTCTTTGCAGCATTGAGCGCAGATTCGTCTTTTGCCAGTTTGTCAAGAATAGCCAATCGAGCCTGATTAGCTTCACCGATTTGCTTGCCAAACTTGCCTGTAGTGTCCAATGCACGAATTGGAGTTTCTGCGGAAATCAGACCGATATCGCGTGTCGCTTGGGCAGTCGTAGGCGTGTAGCCAGGGACTGAAGGCGTGTACTTCGTGCCAGCTTCAATTGCTTGTTCAGCATCGGTTGCAAGGCTTCTAAGCACGTTTCCTGTGACAACCTCGCGGCCAGCTTGAGTAAACGGACGGACAACCTCTTTTGCGCCACGAGCAACAGCAGGAGCGACACCAGTTGCACCACCACCAGCCATTGCACCGCCAAGGCTCCCAATCACTTGCATGATCGGACTCGCATCACTTTCACGCGCAGCACCAGATGCCAAAGCGCCACCAGTTGCAGCAGCCGCTTGCGTTCCAAGATTCTCAGTGAGGAACCCACGAACAGCGGCAGGAAGTCGGCTTGCAATAGATGCAGGAGCGGAAACGCCAGCTCCAGCACTTGTAATGTCTTGAACAATTCGCTCTTGACCAGTTTGAGGCTCAGGCAACCCCAACTGAGTCAAAAGGCGTTGCAGTTGACCTGCCTGGCTTGGCTGGCCAGTCATAGCTGCAATTGGTTCTGCCATCAATGTCGGCAATGATGCAGCTCCAGTAATACCAGCTCGAGCAAACAAACCAAGTTGTCGCAACAAGTCCGACGCTTTCCCAATCTCCATTCCTTGGGCAGCAGGAGGAGTCATTACAGCATCAACAATCTCACGCTTTGTCATTCCAGCGTAAGGAGACTTGCTTGGCTTCTTCTCTAAAAGTTGCTCACCAGCAATAAGCTGAAGACCTGCATCCGACATGGATGCAAGATCATTATTCGCCAAGGCTTCTAGGTCTTTGTCTGACAACTTAGACAAGTCCATTACTTACCTCCACGGCGTTGCTTGAGTATTTGTGCGGCTTGAGTTGCAAGATCGGTAGGCTGTTGAGTCAAAACATCAGCAAGAGGGTTCAACAATAGGCTGCCATTTCCACCAAGTTGAGATGAGATGGATGCGTATGGCGCTTTCTGCGCCTCGAGATTCTTTGCTTTTGTTTCAACAATAGACCTTGCAACACTCAGCAACCCGTTACGCTCATCAGGCAACAAACTTTGACCGCTAAATGCTTTTTGAGCGTATGCCTTAATGCTGTCAGGAATAGAACGGTTGCCAAGAATCGTTTGCTTGTCACCTTCTTGCACAGCGCCAGACGGATCATAAATCTTGCCGATTGCATAGATCAAAGCGCCATCGGCTGTCTTGTTTCCTGAATTACCGGCAGAAACGGCTTGTTGCGCAGCCTTGAACCGATCAGCGACTTCCATTGCGCCAGTATCTTTTACAACACCGCGCCAATCTTTCAAAACATCGGCTTGCGCTTTTGCAACTGCCGTTGGGTCTTTCAGATCAACTGCAATTTTTGGAGCCTTCAATGATTCTTTTTCGCGCAAGAAAGCAGCATAAGCAGGGTTGCTTTGTGCGGCCAAGAATTCTTGCATTGATGTTGGGCCTTTAGTTGCACCAGCAACTGGTGTTGCACCTTCAGCGCCAAGACGGTAAAGAACATCACCAACTGCCTGATATTTAGGCATCATTGCTTCTTGTGTCTTGGACAATTCAGCCAAAGCCGCACGACCCTCACGGCTTGCCATCAGTGCAGGCGTAATGCTTTGCAGGTCAAGTTTAGGAGTAACGGCAGGGATTGATACTTCACCAAACGCAGCGCCACTGATCGGGCCTGTAGGCGTAGGAGCCTCTACAGCAGCTTGACCAGGGACATAAGCCCTGGCGACAGCAGCATCAATCATTTGTTGGCGACGCAAGGCTTCTTCTTCTTGCTTGCGTTTACGCAAAACATCTTGAAGCTGAAAACCCTGGAGCTGGTCTTGAAGCTGGCCTTGCATGGCCTGTTTATAAGCCTGCTGGCCTTGTTGCAGACCTCTGGCAATAGATGCACCAGTAGATTGGCCACCCTGAAGCAAAGAGCCTGCAAGTGCGTACAAAGCCTGAGCCTGTGCATCGTTTCGAGCCTGGCCAATGCCTTCAGGAGACATTCCAAGAAGGCCCAATGAACTTGTGCCACCAGAGCCGAAAATATCAAGTAGTCCAGCCATGATTAATCTCCAGAGCCACCAGTACCGCTAAAGAATGGAGAAAGTGACGTACCACCCCATGATTGCTGCGGACTCAGCCAATTTGATACGCCGCTCCAAAGATCGCTAATGCCAGTGGAGCCACCAAGGTTTTTATACAACCCACCAAGAGTTGCAGCAGTACCCAAAACATTCTGAAGGGTAGATGTGTCAGCAGTGCCAGTCTGGGTTGATGTTGAAACCTTACCAAGCGGGCTTCCATAAACCAACGACATATAGTTTTGCAGATTCTGTTGCGGCTGGTTTTGCAAGAAGTTGAATCGTGCAATATCAGCTTGTTGCTGTTGGCCCGTGTAACCCTCTTGCAATTGACCCGCTTGCAACAGATTCTGAATGTCTTGATAGTCGGCTGCGCCAAGCGTAGGAGCCATGCCAGCAGCAGCCATTCGGTTTGCTACATCTTGCTGTGACAAAGCACCAAGGCGACCCAATGCGGTTTCTTGCAGGCCACGCTCAGTAGCATAGTTCTGATATGCCAAACTACCGGCAGTGTTTGCCAACTGTTGGGCAAGTTGGTTAGATGCTTGGCCCTGGAGGTTTTGCATTGCGCCAGAACCATAGCGACCAGCCTTTGATGCGGCGCTAGATACGTCAGAAATCGCCTTTTGGAACTGTTGCGTTGCGGCTTGTGCGGCAGGCTGGAAAGCGCCTTGGAAGAAAGGATTTCCAGCCAAATATTGGCCACTTGCTGTAGCCTGAGTGCCAGCCGTTGCGGGGTTGTAAGAACCTTGCAAAAGCCCACCAACGGCCTGCTGAGCCTGAGCCAACAGAGGATTCCCCTGGGTTGCGCGTTGCGTTAGGGCTTGAAGGCCAGTTTGAGTTGCACCAGAGGGTGAAACGTAGGTTTGTCCAGGATAGTACTGAGGGCCGCCAGATTGGTAAAGTTTCTGTGCTTCAGTGAGGCCGTATGTAAGATACGGCTGGATTGCTGGATCAAGTGCTGTGGTGGTAGTTACCGCCATGATTAACTCCTAAAAGTTGGATTCCATGACGGGTGATCCGATGGAATCATTATAAACAGAATCAGCCCACAATAACATAGGCGTATGTTTTGTCAGCAGTTGCGTTTGAAAAATGAGACAAAGTTGCTTGGCCTTTTGTCTGTGAACTTACATACACATTCGTCGAAGCTGAGCAATTTACGAGATTTACCGTTGTAATCACAGCAGGAATTGCTGGTCTTGGGATTCCTGTATCAGCAGCATAGCTTTCAAGTTTTACGTCAGTGCTAGATACCGATCCTGCCAATTCAACGTAATCACCGGCGTTCATAGTTGCAAATGTGTTAACAGTGCCTATGATGTGGCTTGGAACTCCAGCAGATTTCCTGATTGGAAGATCAAAACGACTTGCTGAATTTGCCAAATCAGATCCATTCACGCGAAACCATACGTCAGCGTATTCAAGCGAGTTTGCATAGTTGACAAGCTGCATCGAAAACTGGATGTTGTATGTGCCTGCATTTCTGACGTAAATTTTAGAACCGCTAGAAAGATACACGCCATTTGAATAGTCTGTATCAGTGAATGTGACAACGGCAGTAGAACCAGCACTAGGAGCCATTTGGTCATCATCTTTTGAGAATTGACCATAAGGCAGCGCATCTGAATAAGCGGCGGCAGACCACGGAATCAAAATAATTTTTGAATCACCACCAATTCGCTCATCGTAGATTGTCGTTGTCGTAGCGTTACCAGTGGCAAGAGTGACAGTCCCGTGATTGTTTGTCTTGCCGTTCATAATCCCATTGACGACCTCTGAAATCGCCCTTGGATCGCCACCAAATACGGGAAGTGTCCGAAACATTATCGAACCCCTTGGCCAGAAAAATCAACGTCAATAGAAACAGCTGTTTTCCAGTTTGACCCAGTGGGCGTTACCTTCAATCGGTGATAGCGACCATTAGAACGGAGGGAAACGCGGTTTTCAGAATCTGCGGCCACAGCAGTCCCATACGATGGAACCTCGCTCAATAGCGTTCTTGAGGCAACAGCAACACTTGCAGACCCGCCATCAACTTGCGGACGTGCAAGAGTGACGACAGACCTACCGCCAGCATCAATGTCGCCTGTTGTAATCGTGCCTGTAGCTGGCTGTCCGTTGTATGTCACCACATAAGCGCCAGACGTACCGCCAAGGAAGTATTTGCCGCCCATATAGAGAATCGAGTCCAAGCTGACAGTCAATGCGTCAATGCTTGAGGAAATCGAATCCAAGCCCTCAAGCGTAGTCGCAGCGGTAGAAGCGTCAGAGATGTAATCTGCACCTGCATCGCCGTAAGTCCATTTTTGGGTTTTGAAGTTGTAAATTGCAAGCTGTCGCTGTGCAAATGTGTTCTTAAAGTTCCAAATCACCAACTTGCGAACCGGATCAACAGCAGCACTCATGCTGTCAAATGCGCTTTCGTCTGCGGTAGAGAAAAACCAGCGATCTACCTTTTCCGAGCCAATGGGCGTGACGTTTTGCCCGTCACACATATAAAAACCATCATCAGACAAAAAGAACGTAACGCCTTGAACCTGGGCAATGGAACTTGCGGCGATACAGCCTTTGCCGCGCGAAATGTTGTCAAACTGGAAAATGAATGGCGTTCCCACATAGCTCATGCGGTGAATTGCCTTTTCCATAAAGACAAGGCCAAATTCACCACCTCGGATTCCGATAATCTGGCCGCCATCGGGAATGTCTTGAAAGTCAGCTTGTGTAAGTTGACTTGAACCCCATGCGGTTTCATCGTTGATACCAGACCAGCGAACACGAGATGGATATACAACAGACGTTTCAGTGGTAAAAGCAGTCACCACAAAATCACGAACCACTGTAAGGTACTTGCAAACTGGCGCACTTGCAGAAAGGTCAGCAAACAGCGTAGACGTTCCAAGCGTGTAAGCCTGAATGGGGTCACTGTAATTCGTTCCAAGAATCACATTACCAAACTGAGTAAACCGAAACCGATCATTGCTTGCGTTAGGCGTGTAGCCACCAGACTTTGAAACATCAGTCAGCGCGCCAACACCTGAAACGTCATAAATCTTTGTGGAGCCAGCGGCAAACAGTTTTGTTGCGTTTGTAGGTGTCTTGCCTGCCACAAGTGTTGTCAGGTTTTCAGACGCAGCGGCAGAGAAAGTCGCGGCTGAAGGCAAAGGGCCATAACCGATAGCCTGAGAAACCACGTTTTTAGCGTCAGTCAAAGCGCCAGAGATACCCGGCTGGTCGGGCATCCATTCACCAAAAGTCAGCCTTGTCGTTGCCATGAATTATTCCCCTGGGCTTGTTGCGTCCATGTGTTGCTGTTCATAGCCACATCAGACCATGTATTGTCAGACTGACTGATTTCAGTCCATTCGTTTGTGTTGCTTGACGTTACAGTCCAAGTGTTATCGTTGAATGTTTTATCAGCCCATGAATGCCCGTTAGATGCAGAACATGAAATCAGAGCAGAACATACAACAGACAAATCACCTGCATAAATAGCAGTTGCAGACGCAGTAAAGTCAGCCGTTGCGCTAATGCTTGCCGATCCATCAGCAATCACACCACCCAATGCAGTAAATGTAGCTTCAGCCGTAATCTGAGCGTCAGCTTGTCTTACCCGAATCGCATCAGCCGTGACGGTTGCATTTGCGGTAATCAATGCCACACCATTAGCAACAATCCCACCAAGGCATGAAACGTCAGCAGAGGCCGTAATCGAGGCATCAGCGAACTGAACCCGAGTTCCTGCACAAGATACTGTTGCATTAGCAGAAATGTCACCAGAGGCGTTCTGAACACGAATAGCGGTACAAGAAACATCAGCAGATGCGCTTACTTGTCCTGAACCGTATTGAACCCTGACAGCATCACAGGATGCCGATGCGCTTGCAGTAATTGAGGCACTTGCGTATTGAACTCTAACCGCAGACGCATCAAAAGTACCAGATGCCGATACTTGAGCAGCGGCATATTGAACTCTTGTCGCTGAAATGCTTACAGAACCTGTCGCAGTGACAGAACCGTAAGCATCCCAGAGAGTGACTGAGGTTTCATATAACGGGCTGTCCAGCGTGAGCGTAAGATCATCAATGCTCGACTTTAATTGGTCGAGCGAATCTATCGTCCACGGTGGCAGCAAGTCAGCCATTACGCCAGAGTCACGCTAAGAGAGCCAGCAGCAACACGGAAAACGTCACCAGTAGCAATTGTCTTAGAAGCGTCCAAAGGAGTGTGGAAAAGCAAATTACCAGCAGTGGACGCATCACGGATACCAACATAAGCAACAGTTCCCCAAGAGCCAGTGGCTTGCGGGAATTCAATTGCTGCACTGTTCGTAGTCACGCCATTTGAAGGCGAACCGAAAGTGATGGACTGACGAGCGTAAGCGTTGCCACTCACCTCAGTGCCAGCGTCAGCATCAGTAGGATCGGAAGTATAAAGAGCAAGATACACAGTCGTTGGAGACGTGTAAGCTGTGTTTCGGAGAACAGCATTTATAAGCGCATTTTCCAAATAGTTCGACATTTCAGCCATGATTTACCTCGTCGTTGTTGTCATAACCAGAGGCACACCGGAGTATTGCCCTTGCTGGTCGGATGTGGTTAGAGAATTCTTCGCACGATCGAACATAGTCCCCCATGTATTGATTCGGGCATCGTTCATCAAATACGGCTCGGCCTCAAGCAAAGAACCGTACAGCATCAAATCAGGGCAGTTAGCCAAGAAAGCATTTGATGTGTTCGTATCACTCAGGAACTCAGGGGCGGCAAAGTACAGCAGTTTCACCGTATATGCACCGTCAGGAATCGGAGCGAGTTGGAAATCATTTGCAAGAATCGTGTAATCAATGGGCTTGCCAGATTCAGCAGCCCGAGCATTACGATTAAACAAAGATGGGGACAGGTAGTTCAGCGGCTGGACTGGGTTGCCAACAACAACAAAATCCCTAGCCTCCAGGAAATCAGACGGTAGCTCTACCGTTTCATCGCTTGCGACAGTTGCAGTCGTAACGCTCTTGAGCATTTGACGAATCCGCAGATCACGGCGCAAACGGGTTTCGCAAAGGCGAATGAAATCAGGAATTTGGGAGGTCAGATCAGACCGAGCCAGATACCCGGCAATTGAGGTCTGCAAATCCGAGTAACTGGTAAAGGCCATTTAAATCACTCCGGGGCGGGTGCGCCATGCCCGATTGTCTGGATTGTTAAGCCACATAGCGAATCGCGCATGGTCAACAACCGTAAATCCTCGCATGATCCCCATGCTGTTCAGATCATCAATCGCAGTAAATGGAATTGATGCAACCTTGTTACCGTACGGGTTATCAGACCATCTAGCCCGTTCATCGTACGAATTAAATTCCTTTTTGTTCGCTTCAATGATGCCAGAAACGTCTTGTGCGGTCTGAATAATCAGGCCGCCTTCGCCATCAGCGTGTGCAACAGATTTGCGAAATTCAGGGTTTTCCATGCTTGAAATTCTATCAGCAATGGGGTAAAGAAAAAAGCCCCGACCTT